CACACGGCCACCAAGAGGTTTTGCACCAGGATCTACGCTCGGAAATGCCCAAGCCATCTCAGCGTCGTGAGACGCTACTGGTTCATTCATATTCATCTTCATCTCTCAAAATAGAGTCAATCATCTGAAGCGTTTGTTCAAAGCCCAGATATATCCCGACCGTGCGCTGATACGCTTCCCAATTCGCAGCATTTCCTGCTGCAAGAGACTGGCTTATTTCAGCCTGGCGTATCTTGATGTCACGGATCAGGTCCGCTAGTGGGTTCACTTTTTCTTAGCCGGCAGTGCGCCTCCTTTGGTTTTAGGTTGCTGGGTTTGGCCTTTGGACTGCAGGCTAGTGCCATCAAGATTTGCGCCCATCGCAATACGCTTGTGATAGGGCACGGCTTCTTGGTCTTTCAGGTTGTTACTGGATGGTTGGGCCACGATTAGCTCCTAAGTTGCGTTGTGCTTCGTTTTGAAGCCGGATAGCAGTCTCAAACTGCTCTGCCTGCAATTGCTCATCCTTCTGGGTGAGTTGTGCAGTTGCGATGCGCTCCTTGGTGAGGTTGTTTGTGGCGTTCAGTGCCACATCTAACTGGTCACGCTCGGATGCGCGTTGTTGATCGCCCTGCAGGCGCGCCATGTCAATCTGGCCACGCTGCTGCATATCGGCACCTTTGAGTTGCATCTCAGCCTGATCGCGCTGTGCGCGGCGCTGGGTCTCAGCCAGGCTCGTTTCCTTAAGCACTTGCGCTTCAGGCGGCAGTTGCGGCTGGGGCGTAAGTTTCTGCATGGCTTGCATGAGTTGCTGCAGCTTGGGCACCATTTGCTGGAAGGCTGCGCTTGTGTCTTGCATGACATGCTGCGATGCAATAGCAAAGGTCTTGTCGATTTCCGAGGTCAGCATCTTGTTCTCGTAGTCGCTTTCTGCCATAGGCTTGCCACGAGCCTTATTGACATAGCCATTCATGCGACCTAAGTACCATAAGACCATGTGCTGCTTGATGTGCTCGAGCACCCGCGGCAGGTAGAACGATGCCATGATGGGATTGCCACCAAAGGCAGGGTTAAGCGCGAAGTCCAAGTGCGTTTGGATGTGCGATAACTGGTCCTGATGCGGGTAGGCGTAGGCATTCTGACCCAGTGCCATGGCCACATTCTCATCAGACGCCGGGCGCTCCTCGGGTACTGGCGTTCCTTTGAGCAATTCGTTGATGCCAGGGATCTTTAGCTGCTTGAGCAGGCGCTCTTCAACTGCGCGACGGTCATAAAGGTCAGGTGCCTTGTCAGCACGCGTCAAAACCGCCTGAATCTGCGCCATGCGCTGGGTTTCAGAGAAGATATTGGGGTCTGAGACAGGTACCACATCGCCCATGCGCTCAAAATCACCGGGTTGGACCTCTAAATCGACCACATCCTCACCGCGGCGCATGTCTTCGATGTACCAACGGTTAAGGCGCTGCAAAATCTTGAGCACGCGGCCCTGTGACTTGTGCAATCGGGCGTGAATAGCCGAAAACACGGCTGCACCCTGCTCAATTAGTGCTTGTGTCGTGCCTACAGGGGCTTGTGCCGTGACATCAGCGATCTTTTCCTCGGCGGTGGTCACTACACCCTTGGCAGCCTTGTCTAAGAAGCCCAAAAGCTCGAATAGCACGGGGCTTGGCGGGTTAAAAGGCATCGGCATCGCGATCTTACGGATGTCATCCACGCCTGGCGCAGCTTCAATCTCGACTACCTGCGTCACATCGGCCTGAACGGACTGGCCTGAGACCTTGGCACCCTTGAGTTTGAGCGTGGCAGGGGCGTTATTGATGTGCGCTGAGTCTAAAAGCGCCCGTAAGGCCCCTGTAAGTGCTGCTGCCAGGCCACCAATGAGGTGGGGCATACCAATAGCGTAGGCACCGCGCCATGGGATGAACTTGTACTCGACCACCCAGTCGAGTTTTTCCATGGTTTCGTCGCCTTCTTCCCAGTTGCGGTACAAACCGACCACTTCACGGTCGATTTCATCCACCATCAAGATGTAAGGCGCCATGTCACCCTTGGAATAGGTGTCGTCATCAAGCTCGAGGTAGGTGTAAATGTGAAAAACACGGCGCATCCCGTCGATGTTTTCCTCAGCTTTGCGCCCTTCGATCTTGTTGTTGGCCTTTTCTGGCCGGGTTGGCTCTGGTTCCAGGCTTACGCGGGTCAAACTGATGTCGCGATACAGGCCTGCATCAATGCGTTGGTTGAATTCAAACTCAGTGATGTCATGAATCTCTGCAGCGCGCTGTGCGGTGTAAAAACTTGTGGCTGCAAACGGAATCAGGACCTTGTCGATGGGCAAAAACTCAGCCACCGGACGCATTTTTTTGTCATCCCAGTACAGTTTGAGGTACTGAGAGCCGCCAAGGGGCAGTTGCGTGAGCAGTTGCTCTTGCTCATCGCGGAATTCTTCGATCTGCTCGGTTAGCTGCCAGTTCATCCAGTCGCGTTTGCGCTCTGCACGCTTGGTTTTCTCCTCGTCAGTCTCGCCAAGGATCTTGGTTTTGACCGGGCCATCAGGTGGGAATAGCTCCTTGATGGTCCTCGAGGCAAAATCCACGCAGGCTTCAGCAATAACGGGGTGGACTACCTTGCTGGCACCGAAGAAAGTAGCGCCACCAGGGGCGTCTTTGCCCATGCCCGTGCGCTTGATACCCTCTTCGTACTGCTTATCGCGGTCCTCGCGTGCTGTTTTGTCCTTATCCAGCAGGTTTAAGTAGCGCGATGCCATAGCATCCAGCGTAATGGGATCTATAACTTCTGCTAAGTTCTCGTAAAAGTCGGGATCTTCCAGCGGCCCTTTAGTGCTTGGCATGTAAACCACTGCCGAGCCATCGGGAAGCTCTTCAATCTCAGCCTCTTCATCAGGCAACTCGGCTGACATATCAGCGACGGGCACCTCGTCATCGGCCATACCGCTAATGAAGCGGCCATAGTCCTGCTCAATAGGCATTTCGGTGGCCATAGTTATATTCCTCTGCGGCTAACTCGATAAGTGGATAAAATGTTTGTTCGCAAACAAGGAGCAAACATGCTAAGCAAACCTCTTAAGCCTAAAGTAGTAAAGATCCAGGGTGATGGCTTGTACGCAACGGTTGAGTTCAACCATAGTTGCGGCGAACGGGTCAGCGGTGTTTTTTGGATTTTAGCCTGGGTCCATAGGCCAGAGGAAATGCTGAACGAAACCAAAATCGTTATCAACCGTGGATACTTTGGCCTCAACAGTCCTGATCTCTCAACGCTGGTAAAAAAACGAAATAAGCGTGAAAACGAGCGTTTATTGGCATACTCAAGCACTAAGCTGCGCAAGCTAAAGCGGCCCAAGGTCATTGAAGTTGATGATCTTTTTGCGGTCATTGAGTTTACGCAAGACAACGGCGAGCGTGTAAGCGCCGAGTATCGCCGTCTCGGCTGGGTCATTGCTCCAGGCTTTGTTATTGCTGAAGTCCAAAAGTCCTTGGCTAGAGGATATAAAACCATCACCGGGCCTCGGATAACAATTCGCTGACCATTTCAGCAGGCAGTGCTTCGCCAGCAGCAAGTGCAGCCATGAGTGCCGGTATACCGCCGCGCTTGATTAGCTCGAGTGCTCGTGCATAGTCTGGGCGCATCGGTATATTGGCGCGCTCATGCTGTTTGGTCATGAGTTCCAGTACATCACCGGCTATTGGCTGCGCTGCTTCGCTCAGTCTTCTTTGGCTAGCCACATCAAGTGGTGACAAGCGCTCTTGCAAGATCTTAGTGGCAGCACCCGTACCTTGCGGTCCTGTCAAAGCCTCGGAGTAGTCAATGTAATCACTGATATTTCTGGTCGGCACAGCGTCCTGTGAGCCTAGGTAATCAGCAATGTCTCTGCGACCTCGCTCTCCAAGGGGCAAGTTGCCTGGCTTGTACGGGTTGAAAATGGCCGCCACACCCCTGCCCGTATCAGCCAAGAACACATCATCATCTGTCATGGCTGAGGCATAGCGTATGTTTTCAGGATCGGCTTTTTTCTCAAGCTTCACCATGGCGCTTTCGCCCTTTAGCGTAGGAACCTGCAGGTTATATGTTGACCCTTGTTGCCCAGTCATGTAGCCACGCAAAGCCTCGGCGGCCCCAAGCTTCTCCTTGTAATCTTTGGGAATATCGCCGCGCTTGGTAAGCGGCACTTCAACGAGTGAAGCGTAGCCAGGGTTTGTTTCACGCGCCTTGGGTACGCCATAAGCCTGCTCTCTGACATTACCTTGAAAGCCAATCTCGCCTGATGGCCTGAATGATCCCGTCATGGACCTGGTTTGCAGCGGCTCGAGACCTAACGATCGCTGCAGTATGTCGCGCTCTTGCGGATCGCGGAAAGCGCCTGCCATGCGGCTTGAAAAGTATTGCTTTGCGCCAGGCGATGCAGTAATCATGTCGGGCAAGATGCCTGTGCCTTCGCCGGGTATGTACTCAATTTGTGCTGATGCAAAGCCTGATTCAGGCATGATCTCTCTAACTTCACCGCTAGGAAGCGTTCTTGTCTTTGGCAATTCAAAGATCTTTGACCTGCTCTCGCTCTCACGCAAACCCTTAAGGCTCTCAAGCCGCCGTGCTGCACGCTCTACCTCACGCTGCTCTGACAAGCTTAGGCTCGGGGCTGACTCAGGGAATTGATAAGGCTTCATGGCCGATAGCTGCTCGCCATAGCCTGCCTGGCGCAGCACATCGCCGTACTGACCCTGCGTGAGTAGCGTTGAAAAGTCGGGCGTACCGCGGATGCTTTCAGGCGTCAGTAAGCCGCGCTGCAGGATCTCGCGTGCTGGCAATCCCGTCTTGCGTTGCATCTCATAAAGCGGCATGAAGTAGGACCAGGTGGTTTCCTGCGCCTCAGACGGCAGCATCTTGTTCAACTGCCCGGCTTCACGCATGCGCGCACTCGAAGCGATGTAACCAGGCGATAAGCCAGGATCGCCGCGGCTTAGCTGCAGTGCGGTAGGCGAGCCGCTGAACATACCTTGATCCACGCCTAAGCCTGATGCCATCCAGGCGTCGTTTGTTACGCGGTACACATCATCAGCCAGGTTGCGGTAGAACGAGTCAACCTTGGGGCCTGAGAGCACCACATCGAGCGGATTAGGCGCACGCAAAGCGCGCATGGCGTTGTTGGTCCATGCATCAAGCACTGAGGCTTCAGTGCCCGAGCCTTGCACTGACTGGCCCATAATGGCCCTGATCTGCCTGGGATCAGTAGGCCTGCCTGCCGCGGTCCAGTTCTTCCAGGTGTTCAGCGCGTTAATCAGGTTGGACTCAACGCTGGTTTGTGGCGACATGGCGGCCAGAAGTGATGCAAAGCGTGGCGCATCCTGTATGCCAAACACATCAATGAGCGCCTGTGTACTGGCTCGATACCAGCCCTGCTTGGGTGTGCCGGCCTTGGCCACAGCGGCCAGTTCTTTAGCCGATGGGATGGTCTGCAGCAGGCGATCCATCTCCTTGACGCCCTCGGGGTTGCGGATGATCTTGCTGACTTCCTGTGGCGTCATGAACTTGACGGCATTTGAGAAGTCGGGGTAAGCCTGACGCAACCCATCGAGCGTTTCTTTCTCCTGGTCCGTTAGCTGCTTGGTCTGCGCCTTCAGTAGCTCCTTGCTTGTCTCACCCCTTACAGGGGCTTGTAACGGTGCTAGAGCGCCTGAAAGCGTTACGGACTCACGCTGCCTGCGCCCTTCTTTGACCGCCTGTCCTAGCGTGGTATCGCCCAGTTTGCTGATGTCTGCAGAGGCCGCCGCAGCTTTTGGCAAAAACTTCTTGCCTGCGAATTCAGCAACATCAGAGACGGCCTTGCCACCGGCCATGCGGACAGGGCCGCCCATGGCAAGCTCGAGCAGCATCGTGTCGGGGTTATCAGATATGTGAACTCGTTTCACGGCACCACCTTCTTTGTAAGGGATGGGTTTGCTGAACTTCTCGCGGATCTCAGGCGTGATGTCGAAGCCTAGCTGAGGCAAGGCTGGATGTGTTTTTTCAAGCTTGGCTATGTAAGTCTCTGCTTCATCAAGCGTGTCAAAATAATTTAACAACTCGCCAGACCTATCGTCATAAACATTGTATTTGTTATCACCTTCATAATATTTAATGTAAGGATCTGGCACAGCATTCTTTACGGCCCCTGGTATGTTCCTGACTTTATCTTTGCCAATTAGCTTGCGTAGGCGATCGGGCACGATTTGGTCATAAAACTTCTTCATGCCCTCGCCGCCAATGCTTAAGCCCTCGCCTTCTAGGCTGCCCGACTCACCGGCCATGATCTTCCTGGCAATATCCTTGCCAACAACATCGTCTAGCCTTTTGTCATCAAACTGTTTATCAAAACTGCTTTTTACAACACCTTCACGCGTAACAAGCAATTTAATCGGATTGCCGTTTTGCGTATTGATAACTACCGATTTATGTTCGGGAAAATGTTTTTTATAAATTTCATTTTGTGGCTTGTTGTTCCATGTAATATTGTCCACATAGTTAGCTAGATCATATCGATCTGCTGACTGCTTACCATTGATGAACGCTACACGGTCATAGCCCTCATCAACCGCACGCTTGAGGATGCTCTTTAGCGACAGGTCAACCCATTCGTTGGTATTTTTTACAAATGGGCCTTCAGGAATTCCTGAGTTTTTGGCATCGATTAGATTGTTGCCCCAGTCTATTTCTTCAGCTTGTTTGTTTGTAAGCGTGCCGTATTCTTCCATTAGGATATTACGCTCATCAGGTGCAAGCCCTGGCTGATCAAGCTTGCTTTTGATGGCTGCAAGTTGATCGCGAATTATCACCAATCTTTTTTCGCCCTCTTTTATTTGACGCTCAAAGTCTTTTGGTGCAAACCCTCTTTTGCGACCCTCTTGTGCCCAGTCGGATTGCATCTCTTCAATGAAAAGCACCTTCTTGCCATTGAAGTCGGTGCGGTCATTCATGCGGATGTGGGACACAATATTGGGATCTTCCCAATGGCTTGATCGGAAAGAATTTCTTTTCTCAGAAAATACAGAGCCTTTGTTTAAGGCCTCGATTGCACCTTTGATTGCTTCTTCTTCAGTATCAAATCTTCCATCAAGCCGCCTTGAGTTATAGCCGAGAGCTACTCCCCCTTGATCTACAACTTTGTAACCTTCGTTAGCACGCGCTGATGGTGCAGATGGGAGTAACTTGACTGAATAACCTTTTGGCAACTCATTAAAAGATTTTTCTGGCACGGTCAATAACACTTCGCGGTAATTCTTGCCGCCAGGAAGCTGGTATTCCGCGTACTTGGACAGACGGTCTGCTGGCTTGCTGCCACTTTCATATTGGCTTGCAAGCTTCTTGGCCTCAGTCTCAGCCTGCTCAGCAAACTCAGCAATATCCAGGTCACCCTCGGCCATAGCCCTTTGATAACGCTGGTCTGCAACCTGGATCAACTTGGCGATGCTGTCCTTGTTGTTGGGATTAAAGTCTGGCAGGTGGACCTTGGCAAACTCAGTCACGCTCGGCGGTATGACATTGGACCCGAGCACAACTTCTTGGACCTCGGGCACAGCGCCCTTGGTCATTGCCTGCACTTCATCGCGGGTGATGTTGGGTGCGGCACGCAGCTTTTCAGCAATGCCTGACGCCTCAAGGAAGTCCTTGCTGACATTCTCTGAGCGCTGTAGCTCGTTCAGGAAGGCTTGCCCTGGCCCTTGCTTGCGCTGGATGTTCAGCCCTGCCTGCTCGACAGGATCGTAAAAGCCAAGCCTGCTTACAGGAGCTTGAACCCTTGGCACGGCTTGTAGTGGTGCTACAGGCGCAACCAGTGAAGCCAGTGGCCCTTCGCCAAACATGGCGCGATCAACCTGCTCGAGGCCTGTCCTGCCCAGTGCTGAGGCACCGCGTGTGATGGCCTGGGTTGCAGGCTTGACGAATGGCGTAACCATGCCACCGATGTCTGTCAGTGCGCCGACATTGCGGCCAATCTCGCGCAGGTTTGCCTGCGATTGCTGGCGCTGTGGCGAGCCTTCCATGATGCTGCCGGTGTAAGGCACCGGGTCTTCAATGTTGCCGAATAAACCGCTAGCAAAGCCGCGGCTGAGCGCACCGAGTGGCGTCTCAGGCGTGGACTCACGCATCTGCTTTTGCTTGGCAGCCTTGGCGGCCATGGGATTGAAGTTGAACATCTGAGTGGGATCGCCACCGTCTTGCATGTTGACTGCGCCGCCGTCCTTGTACTCAAAGTCTTCAGGCTTGCCGCGGATGGGCTTCTTGCCCAGCACGAGCGGCCCGATCTGGATGATGCCTTCCTCAGTGCCGATGATCGGCTCCATGGTCCTGCGATCGTAGAAAAAGCCACGGCGCTCGGGGTCATAGCCGATCTGAGCGTAGTCCTTGCTACGCAGGGCTTCGATGGCCCTCTCGACGGCTTCCTCGTCACTGCCAGGCTTGTAAGCACCGCGGATGGTGGCGAAGGATGACTTGTCGTCTTCGCCCTTGGCAACCTTGCGCGCAGCCTTGGTGCCAGGCAGCATCTTGGTCTCGCCCTCGAGCATCATGGTCGGGGTGTAAATGGTCTTAGGCTCATCAGCAGGAGGCTTTAAGCGATGCTGTGATGTAACCCAAGTACCCTTTTTCGAGTAGGCCGGGATGTCGAGCCTACTCAGGATTGTCTCGCCTGGTGTAAGCACATCAGTGCGGCCAAAGTCCTTGACCTTGTCCTTTGAGAGTGCAGCCAGTGCTTCTTCAGCCGTGGCAGGCTTGGGTATGAAGTCATAAGGCGTGACAGGCTTTAGCTGGTCAACGATGGCGTAGTACTGCTCGCGGGTGATCTTGCCCTGCTCGTAAAGCCTGGCAGCCTGCTGCAGTTCAGGCATGCGCTTGGTGACATCCTTGAAGTTCATGTTCAAGCGACTGACGGCAGGCTTGGGCGCACCGTACAGCATCTCGAGCACCTTCTTAGCGTCTGTTGGCTTGGGCATCATCGACCTCCGTTTGCGCGGGATGATAACCCTTTGCGGTTAGCTTGCATACGGATTGGTCCTCGTGATGCCTGCGTCCACATAGTCCTCGGGATCGTAGTCATCAGGCGGTAGCGGGTCGATGTTGAGCCAGCTTGCATCCCTAAGGTACCTGAGCGCCTGGCTGAAGGCGTCGCAAAAGTCGTCGTGGTCAGTATTCGGAAAGCTGCAGATCTGCGTGACCATAGCCTCAGCCCAGTCGCGGACATAGCCAGGCCTGTTGCTGGACTCGGGAACATAGACGCGGCCAGCCTTCACGATGTTGGCCACAATCGATAAGCGCTGGATCTTGTCAGCCCTGCCGGGGTTGTAAGCCCTCACTGGGATGTGTGCGCGCTGCAGGTCTTGGATCAGCACAATGCCAGCGGCCTTGTCCTCGACCAGGACCAGGTCCACCTTCTTGGCGGTCTTGCCATCACCGAAGATGATCTCGAACTCGTCAATGACCTTGGGCTTCAGGTCAGGGTACTGGAGCCGGTCCTGCCAGGCGTCGATGATGAGCACGCACATGCCACCGTCCTGGGGCTTGAAGACACCGAAGGTGATTGATGCCGTGGGGTCGTTGACCGTCTTCTCGGTGAAGGCGCAGTCGTAGGACTGGACCACATACTCGAGCTTGGGTATGGGTTTGTCAGCAGGCCAAAGCTTGAACCAGTCGCGCTGCACGATACCGCCCTCTTCGGGGTCGATGATCTCAGCGTAGATCTCCTGCCTTCCAAGCTTGGTGCCTTCGTACTGCAGGATCTGGCGCTTGAAGTTCTCGGACAGGTTATCCAGGTTTGAGTAGGTGCTGGCAGTGGTGAGCACCACATCGTCGCCCTCGCGGCTGATCAGGTCGATGATCAGGTCCTTAGGCTTGGGTGTCGTCGTGCAGATCAGCCTGGTCTTCATATCATGCAACTTTAGTCGCATACCAAACTGGATCTGGTCCCAAGCTTCTTGGATGTACTCCCAGGCTGCCAACTCATCGAGCCATCCGCCGTGAAACTGTGGACCGCGGAAGCGCTCAGGCTCCGAGGCAGGGATGCCTTTGATCAGCGAGCCGTTGGTCAGGCGTAGCTCATGCAAGGCCTTGTTGTAATCAGCGATCAGGACCGCAGGAATCACGCTCAGAAGGCCCGAATCACCCTCGAAGCATGTACCCCTCACATCACTACTCGTTGGGGCCGCTACGAGCCATCTGGTGGCCTTGTAGGACTGTGCCCACCAGCCGATCTGCTCGGCTGCTGTCCTGGTCTTACCAGCGCCGCGGCCTGCCAGCATCAGCCATATGGACCACCAGTCACCGTGCGGTAGGATCTGGTGCTTGAGTGCTCGTGTGAGCCACATCATGCGCCAGGACCAGGCGGCAGCCGCTTGTGGCTCCAGCCTGGTGTACTGCTCGCGGATCTGTGGATCTTTGAGCAGGACCTCAAGATCACTTGTCCCCAAGTTGCCTCTTGCTCTCGAGGTTCTTTAACATGGCGTCAAAGATGCTGATGTCAGCCTGCATGGCCACGGGATTGTCAGCGTCACCAGCGTGAGTGAGGCGCTCACCGTACTTCTTGGGATTCCACTTGGCCAGCAGCTTGAGCCGTGTCTCGATCTGCAGCTTGCGGTGGCCGAGCATGTCCTCCCTGGTAACCGTTATGCCATCTTCAGTTTCAACCTGCTTGGTGCCCCACTTGGGCGTGTCAGCTAGCTCGAGGCATTCCTCGGCCATCTTGTCGTAGCCGATTTCGCGTGCGCGTGCGATCGCTCTGGAAAGACCGACGCCCTCCGCACCCAAAGCATCATCTCGATACATCCAATCGTAGATTGTTTGCCATGCTGGCATACCCTCATCTCTGCATATCTGTCTTAATGGCTCAGCGTTACTTAAGCGCTCCACAATCTCTTGGGCGATCTCAGGGGTGTATTTGCTGGGGCGGCCAGTTTTCTTGGGCGCGGGTTTTGGCGCGGCTTTAGGTTTGGCGGGTTTGGGCATCACATCTTCCAGTGACATAAGATCCGCTGATGATAGGGTTTTGGTGGGCTGGTGGCAATTGCTTGCGCAAGGCAAGCTCTAACTGCTTGATTTTACTACAGCTTTACCAAAAAAAGAACCCCCAATTGCTGGGGGCCAACTCTACGGGGAAGTGCAGAGGATTTCAGGAGAACATCAACATGGACTGCCAAGTTCAGTTTAAGCGCTCTCTGCTGTGTTGGCAACCTCGTTCATGGCGAGGAATTGGTTAAGGCCATTGCGCAATTCAATGACTTTGTCGCGGTTAACGGCTACTGCTGCATGAGCACCTAACTTCCATACTGACAGCCATAAGCCATGGTCATGCTCACTCAATGTAAGACGGTCAACTCCTTCAAGGTCAATACAAGTATCAAATTGTTTTTTGCTCATGGTGTTTGCTCCAGGTGGTGGGGCCGTAGCCCCTGGGTTTAATTAGACCTTGCAAGTCTCATTTTCGATAACGCTTTCAATCAAGTCTTGATCGCGTTTGGACAGGTTATTAACTGATTTACACACCGACGCGTAAAGGTCAGCATGCGCATCAATCTGTGAGCGTATGCCAAAGTTTAAGCCTGCATTTGCACATTCTTCAGCGCGAGCAAGTAAGTCGCGCATGTCAGCAAGAGTTAAGCGTGATACATAAGCCATCAGAATAGCTTTGTGCATTTCAATGTTTTTATTTTCCATGTCGTTTGCTCCTGGTTGGTTTGCGTTGTTTGCTACTGAGACTCAATCGTACTCTCATTTAATCCACTTGTGTAGACACACGCCATCCATCCGACAAGTGGTCATGGTAGGCAACTAAACGGCGTGTCACATGCAGCAGTTCAGCCTCATCCACCTGGTAATGCTTAGTAAACGCTTTGATACCCATGCCATGGATGCCAGTGCGTCCCCTATGGTGCTCAGGGCATAGCGGTATCGCGTCCCAGTGGCTTGCGCGCTGGGCCATGCCCGTGCCCTTCCTGGGGTGATGGATTTCACTCGGAGTGCCAGGATTGCCCTGAAGATGGCATAAAACACAACCAATTGCGGCAACTTTGCTCAAATGTTTTTTTTCTTCTTTATTCATAATAGATATAAGTTTTTTGACATTTTATACGGCTAATACAGTTTTTTGACACTCCAAATTTTTCAGCCAATTTGTTTAATGAATCATTGCTTTGCCTAATTTTTCCAGCTTCTTCATTTGTTAATTTTGCAAATGGATTTTTCTCTCCAGCTTGCCATGTCCCATGTTTTTTCTTATCAGCATGGTTGTTTTTAATCGTGTCCCATCGAAGATTAGTTAAATAGTTATTAATTCTGATGCCGTCATTGTGACAAGCCTCTTGATTTTGCTCAGGCTCACCTACAAAAGTGAGCAAGACGAGCCGATGAACAAGCTCTTGTTTCCTGCATCCTCCACCCGTCAAGTTAACGCATTCATAACCATTTTTTGCCACAATTTTTTTTAAGACTATGCCTCCTCGTGTTGAAATGCCAAACCGAGTTGGAACAGGCCGTCTTTTTGATCTTATGTTGCCGAAGGCTGAAACTTCATAAAAATTTTCCCAGCCAAAACACTCTTTCCATAACTCTTCCATGACCACCTCCTTTACACCATTGTAGCGAATGGTGTACAAAATTGCTACTCTGCTGGCGTACCTGGTGTGCCCTGCAAGTGACACAGCACGCAGCCAATGGCAGCCACCTTATCGAGGTGCTTTTTCTCTTCGTTGGTCATAACGCTTTGCGGATCTGCTCAGCATGCTCAATGCCCCAGCCCCTGCCTTGTGATTGCGCAATCTTTGCGGCGTAAGCCAATCCCGACCTGAAGCCAGCGCTCCAGCCCTCGGCGTACACCTCCTCAGTCCAGCCCTTATCGTCCTCAAACGCTACGGCTCCGATGAAGTCAGCCAGGTCTGCCAGCATTTGCTTGTGACGGCCATCGTTGCTCATCAAATCGTGGCCTTGCCTTCGTTGCGCAGATTGGCTTGTTCCGTTCTCCAGATGTCCACTCTCGCTTGCGCTGCGATCAAATCCCATCTTAATTTCTCCTCAACTTGCACTGCAATTTCAATGCCCCTAAGCAGTTCAATGTACTCGGGGTGCGCGTAAGCGTCACGCTCTTGAGCGCCTAGCGCTGTCTCGAGCGATTGCTTCATGAGCAAAGCCTTCTTGCTCTTTCGGAATTCTTCAAGGTACACGCGCTGTGCTTTTGCGTCAGCAAATTGTTTCGCATGCTTGATGATGTAATCGACTGCAGCGTGCGGATCATGCTTCATTTCTTTTCTCATTCATGATGCGTGCAATTTCCCGACTGATGTACCACCGGGCCTTGCGCAAGTCTTCGACCTCCTTGCCCTTGAGGCTTGCGCGCCAGATGTATTTCACGGCATTGCCGAGGCAGAAGTTCATGTGCTCAGTGATCTCGATGCACTCCACACCTGATGGGTGTGAGTTGTAATGATCCGGGTGATTAACATTGTCATTCATGGATGCCCTTTCTAGCCTTGTCTTGCCGCCTCAGAGGCAAAAATAATGGTTGGTTGATATCCACCTACATGCTTTCGGAAAAATCGCTTGTAGGCGGTTCTAGCTCATACACCCTGACCTTCACGATTCCGGCGATTTGCTTGTTTCTGAAGATCCTCAGGTCCGAGATTTGGTTGTCGTCCTTCCAGACTTTCGCGTGGGTCAGACTGTCGAGCAGGGACTTGAGCAGGTTGTCGATGTCCCGCTTGCGTTTGTCCGGTGGGAACACTTCGATCTCGACTCGCAGGTCCCCCTCGAGTTCGTAGGTCTTCACCCCATGTTCCGCTAAGCACAGATTGACCGCCTTGCGGTAGGCCTGGCCCTCCTGCGAAATGTAAACGGTGGCGAGCTTGCCAATGACTCTGTGCCGCCAGTAAGTGTTTACGGTAGGTGGCCATGGCAATGTGGCCTCAAAAGATAATGGGGTTTCCATAGGCTTGCTCAGTAAATTGCTGTGAGTTTTTGTCGAACCAAAGCCTGATGACGCCTTCGTATTCGCCGTTGCGTTGCTTCTCAATGGCCAGATAAGCGTCAGGGATTGACTGGTCTACCACATGGCCAGCCTCAAGCTCACGCTCCTTCTTTTTGTTGCGGTGCATCAGGATCACATTGTCCACCTGGTCGGCCACCGAGCCTGAGCCTTTAAGGTCCATCTTCGTAGGTGCGTTCTCGTCATTAGCCTGCTTGCGGATGTGATGCACCAGGTGGATGTGCGTGTCATAGTCTCGAGCCAAAGTACAGAGTTGGTCCACAAAGTTTTTCTGACCGTTGTAGTCGTCCTCATCACGCAGGCATTTCATCAGCGAGTCGATCAGGTAGTGCTTGCAATTGAGATTGGCTGCAGCGTAACTGCCGACCCCTAGAACCTGCCCAGGGCTTACCGTTCCTTGCTGGTCATAAAACCACATCTTGTCGCCAACCCACGCCTTAAAGGCCTCGTAATCGGCTACAGCAGGGTCTCTACGGCGGGACCATTGCCTGACCATGCGTTGTAGGGTGCGTAAGGGCTTCATCTCGAATGAGGCAATAACGACACGCTGGCCTTGTGCGATCAGGCTCAGCGCAATCATGCCGGTCAGCATGGACTTGCCACTACCGTTTGTGCCGGCAAAAACCGTAACCTCGGCAGGCCGGAACTCGAAGAGGCCTAGCGTCTTGGACCAGGGCATAGTCACAGGCTTGGTTGTGACCGGGTTCTTGACCTGGTCGATGAGTTGGTCCATGCAGTCAGCCGCGGACCTAACGCGGACCTGAGCCTCCATGGAGTCATACCAGGCTTGAAAATCGATGTCTTGAGGGATTGTGTTCATGCGTCAACCTTTGAGTCCCACAAAATGGGAAAGCGTGATTCGGTGTAATGGGCGAAGACTCGAGCAGCGCCGCAGCGAAGCAGTTCTTTGGCGGTACGAGCAACTGCATCGGAATCCCGGCCAGTGACATGAGCTACCAGACCTTTAACCCAACGGTAGTCATAGTCGAACTTGCTGACCACAACCACCGGGGCTTCGGCATAAGCATCAGGCTTGCCATCGAACTCAACGAAGACGGCGCGGGGCGGCTGTTTTTTGGCCAGCAGGTCCATAACGAAATCGTGCCCTTTCATACGCCACCCCGGCTTGCGAAGGGATCTTGGCTTGCAGGCTTCGCCTTGCCTTCTTTCTCAGCAAGCACCCAGTTTTGGAAGGTCTTATCCCAATCCAGCTTGGTCGCATCCTTGCCTGACTTGGCTTGCCAGTAATTGCAAAACTTCATGATGGTATGGCTTGGATTCAGATCAGGCCTTTCCTTGCGCATGAAAGCAATCAAATCATCGGAAGGTTCCCAGTCTGGAGGCAAGCGCGTAGCGCGGCTCTCTCTGGTTCTTGGTTCTTGGTTCTTGGTTAGGATCTGTTCCGCATCTGATTTCAGATCTGATTTCAGATCCTTTTCAGATCCCCATCTAATCTGATTCGCACGCTTTGCAGAAGCTGCCTTGGCTTGGTACTTGCGAATCTCGGCGTCAATCCTCTGATGCGTATGTGATTTCAGATCTGAATCGTATGTGAAATAGATCTGAACCAGACTCCGCACGCAATCCTCCTTGCCACGCGCTCCGATCTTGAAGGCAAGGCTTGGAATATTGTCTGGGAGCGGCTTTTCGGTGTCGTAATACAGCCAGATCAGCCGCAGGTAGTAGTAGGACTCTTCGGGTGTTAAGGACGAGGTGTCCTTCAAAAAGTCCCCAATATGGTGGGGATAAAAGTGCATTTCATAACCTTCCATCAAAGGCAATCATCACTGAAGTTGGGCGTTGGCAGGCGGGTGATGAAGCCGCTTTTCGGTAGCTAACCTAGCCATGCCCTTTGGACTTTACCTAATGCTTGGTTGGTGTGCAAGCAAAAGTTTGGATCATCTCGCGCAGCTTGCTATCGACATCTGACCAATAGCTTTCAAAGGCTGCGGCACCGTTGTTCTCAGCAATACCTAGGCAGATCTTAGTCAGCATCGTGAGCGCTACGCTGTTGAAGACTTGCTCGGCAAAGTTACTGTCATGCTGCTCTTCAATAAGATCGATGTGATGACCGATGCTTTTGACCATCGCAAAAGCTGTCTTGGCTATCTCAATCTCGGTCTTAGTCATTTTATGATTCTCCCCAATCGGTTCAGGACTGCGTGCTCTTGAGCCACTACCAGATCATGGTTCGGGTTTTGCATTTTGGCTGCCGTTTCGCACAAATCCGCAAGCAGCAAGTGCAACACCTCATGAATTGCTAGTGTTTCGACATTGGTAATAAAACCAAAGTCCCCTTCGGAGTTAATTGTCAACCGTATCGATGCATTCTTGCTGACCGTGTTGTATTGCGTTTGTGCGGCAATTCCATTCCCGATCTGCTCATGCGTGATCGACAAATGCCACTCGGTCATGCCTAATTCATTGATCAATGACTGCACTTTGGCAGCAAACCGCTTAAAATCTGAAGCTAAAAAAATATGGGTTTTCACTGCTTACCCCTTGCTCGTATGGCGGCGGCGCATCTCTCAATCGTTGGCCCATGCGTCAATGCTTTTGAATCTTTTGGCAAAGGAATATCCTCACACACCTTTGCACACGCAGAACGCTCAGCAGCAGCAACAAGGGCGGCGAAGCGTTTAATTTGCTCCATCGTTACGGGAACGGTCAGGCTTTCCTTCACTGGCGTCCAATCTGGACTGCCATCAGGCTCACGCCATTGCGTGTAAATGCCAGACCAGCCAGCCTCCCGCGCCAGCTTAATAATTTCCTCGTGGGTCATGTGTTTCCCCTTGCTCGTATAGCTTTCTTGCAATCCTCGGCATCAGGTTTGTTTCTGTAAGCCTCGTCCTCGTCTTCAAATTCTTGATTGCACCAGTCATGAAACATCTGGTCGCACAATGTTGCACACGCCTCACGCTCGGCAGCGATGCGCTCATCAATCTGCCAATCAAGTTGTTTGAGCAGGTCTTCCGTGGTGTCACCGTGCCCTGTTGCGTAGCCTTGTCGCATCATCCAAGCGGCCAGCTTCTCACGCTCGGCAGCCACAGCATCTGCAATTAACTTATCAAGTTGCGAGGCTTTACGCAGCCGGCTTACATGGCCTTTGTCGTACCCGGTTTGCTTTACGATGTCCTTGATCCTCAAAGACTCGTCCTTGACCAGCATCCTGACTTCAAAGTATCGGTGCATCATTTATCTGTCTTTTTTGAAAATATTTCAGGCTTGTAAACCCGCACGCTTGCATCATGCAGGTAGATCACGCGGATCATGTCGTCCACTACAGTCCAGCAAAACTCAAACATCCTGCCACTAGACCCATAGCTGTAACCATCCACCAGGCTTTTGCCGAATTCCTTGCATTTGATTTGACGCAAGGTCAGTACGATCTCACCGCCGCCCTCATTGTTGGCAGACCAAGTCTGTGCTGAGACAGCCACTGGCAATGCCAGCAAAAGCGCGGCAAGTCTCATAGCTTCACAAAAAGGCGCTCGATCCCTTTTTCCTTAACGAAGGTGGTGAAGTCCAAAGGCTTAGTTGCCAGCACAGCAAAGGTCAGCATGTGAGCCAATTGCGCAGCTTCATAACCGCTGCAGTTTTCAGGGACCGCGATGCGGTGCATAGCGCCATCAATCTCAACATCAATAGGACCGATGGGACTAAGTTCAGTTATGTTCAATTTCATGCTCCTTGATTGGTGTGTGGATGAGCTTGCCTTTTGTCAGCACAAGCAGTCTAAAAATAGGCATACGGTCATGCTTGCAGTAGTAATGGACCGTCGAAGGCGCAACGCCCAACAGCCTGGCTGCAGCCCGTATACCACCAACAGATTCAATAAGGTCTCGAATGTTCATGGCGTTAGCATAATCGAACACCCTTGAACATGCAACCACAGGGAAACTTGTTGACATAGTGTTCGATACATGAAACACTTTAGACTCCGCAAACTTTAGAGCAAACTCATGGAAAGAAATGATGAATGGCAGTTGATGATGCAAGAGCGCGAGCAAATGACTGAGGAAGCTTTTCTGCGTGCCAAGCTAGGCATGGCTAATGAAAACGATTGGAAATGGCTTGCAAACGAACTCGGATTAGATCTTTACAAAAGGAAAGCAAATGTTGATCTCTGAAAACAATACTGAACGCACATTCAAACTCGTACCGCCCGGCTCTCACATGGCCATCTGCTATGGGTTTGTGGACCTTGGAACTCAAGACTACTTTTACCAAGGCGAACCAAAAAAGGCTCGTATGTGCCGGATCATGTGGGAATTGCATGGCGAAGATGCTGATGGCAATCCTCTTACGCTTGATGATGGCAGGCCTCTCAGCATCAGTGCCAAGTACACCATCAGCTTGCATGAGAATGCCAAGCTACGCATCATGCTCAAGTCTTGGCGCAATAAAGACTTTACTGAGGCTGAGCGCCGAGGCTATGACATCAGAACCATTCTTGGTCAGCATTGCATGATCACAGTGGAGCACAGGACAAAGGACGATAAAACCTTTGCGAATGTTGGCGCGGTTACAGGAGTGCCAGCAGCATTGCGCAAGCTCGGCCTTCCTGATCAGGTTAACAAGCGCACCTACTTTAGCTTTGGGTACTACGATCAAAGTGAATTTGATTCGCTAACCGATGGCCTGAAGAAAATCATCATGCAGTCGCCTGAATGGGAGGCTCGGTCAAAGGTTAAACATGTGGCACCGACCAAGCTTGACGACATCGATGATGATATTCCCTTCTGATCTTTATAACAGTCAAGGATAACAAAGTGCCGTCAAAACAGCTAACCCAAAAAACAGCAGTCGCCAAGCCTGTTGAGAACAAACTTGCTGAGCGGGATTGGGTAACGATTTGGTATGTCGATGGGGTCATGGTAGTGCCGCACTTCACAAAGCCGCATTTGTGGGTGTGGCCTGGCGGCCAGCTTTTTAATCCATCAGAACTTCTTAATATGGGCGGCAAGGAATCAACCACATTACTTTGGCCAAGGCATTGGCTGTAAGGATCAAATCATGTTTAACGATGATGATCTCCCACCACATCAAAGGCATAGCGACACAAGCACTGAAGCTGCAGAGCTTATAGCGCCCAAGTTTGGCACCCTGATGTTCAAGCTTCTCGAGGCCTTTAAGAACCGCCCTTACTCGGGCTTGACCGATGAAGAAGGGCAAATCCTACTCAACATGGAAGGCAACACTTACAGGCCTTGCCGGGTAACCCTGAAAGACCGCGGCTGGCTTGAGGACAGTGGTCAGCGCAGGCTTACTCGATTCAAACGCAAGGCCGTGGTCTGGATTCTCAAACCACCTAAAACGGACGGATTATTCTGATGGAAATAAAAGAACGCCCTACTGAGGCTGGCCACTGGTACACGCGTACCGGCGAGCCGATGTACCAGGTCAAATCAAATGCCGGCCACCTGCGCAATACAACGCTCAGGGACGCTCGCAAGTATGACCTGGTACCTTCGGTCACCACGATCCTCAATTGCGCCGCTAAGCCTGGTTTAGAGGCCTGGAAACAGCAACAAATCTTGCTCGCCGCCATGACGCTACCAAAGCGTGATGACGAGTCCTTGGACCAGTACGCTGACCGAGTTCTGAAGGACAGCAAAGAGCAAGCTGCTGAGGCTCGCGATCTGGGCACCGCTATTCATGCGAAGGTCCAATCAGCCTTCGAGGGTGGGCCACCGAATGAGAGCTACCTAGCCGTCAAGCAGATCCTTGATCAGGCCTACGGCAAGCAGGACTGGATCAGTGAGAAGTCCTTCTCACATCCACAAGGCTTTGGTGGCAAGTGTGACTTGCACTGCAAGGTAGCGGTCATTGACATCAAGACCAAAGCATTTGGGCCACAGGATGATCCGCAAGGATTTGATGAGCACCTGATGCAGCTAGCAGCCTACCGATCAGGATTGATCCTGCCTGGAGCGGCCTGTGCCAATGTGTTTGTAAGTACAACCCATGCTGGCCTGGTATCGCTTTATGAGTGGACCAAGGCTGATGTCGAGAGAGGTTGGTTAATGTTCGAGTCGCTTTTGAAGTATTGGCAGGCAAAAAATAATTATCAGTAGTACGAGTGGTAGCTCCTGGGTGGATGAACGGTCGGGTGGGCTTTGACAAGTGGATTAAACAAGCCTAAGATTTATCCCATAGCAACTTCGCTATGTAAGCAAACCCAGGAGCAAAAAATGCAAAACGACATCGCAAACATCACCGCAGCATCGGTTGACCAACTCGGCGCATTGCTCGCCCAAATCGCAGACCTGACCAAGCAGGCTGACGCAATCAAAGACGCCATCAAGGACAGCGCTAGCAACGGCGGTGCTAAGTCTGTTGAAGGCAGCCTCTTCAAAGCCACCTACACCGAGACCAATCGTTGCGTCTTTGACAAGGACGCCTTCATCAAAGCCTTTGGTGCCGAGGCTTATGTCAAGTACACCAAGACCACCGCTGTGTTCAGCGTCAAAGTTACCAGCCGCTAATCAACTGGGGGCCTAGCCCCCTTGGAGGACGCCATGATCAAACTGATTGAATCTGACAAATACGATCTGCGTATGCAGGTCTGCAATGTGGTCGAGACGGCCAACAACTTGAACCGCACATTGGCAAGTGAGTATCAAGATCTTGATGGCTATCAACTCAACGCCTTCGCTCGCTTGCAAAAAGAAATGGAAGAGCTTGAGTCGATGTT